AGTTCTCTGTCTCTACGTTTAGAAAATAAAACTCTTTTCTCTACTCCTTGCAGTTGACAGTATTCTTTTATAAATTTATTTAAATGAAACTTATGTAATTGGTTTGTATTCATAATACTTTAATTGTTACTCCAGGTTTTTCTTTGTTATAATCATACTCTTCAAAGTATGGTATGATAAACATACAGTTATCATCTTCTATCCACTGGTATTTTACCATTAAATCTTGTACTGTTTGTGCTGGATTAATATAATCAAATTTACGTCTGGAACCTCTATGGAAGGTAAATGAAATTTTATAGGGGGGTTGTTTACTTTCTATCATATTATGAAACTTGTCTTTATACTTAACGTATTCTTCTTTAGTTTCTTTAATATAATTCATAGTAGTTTTAGAATGTATAAGATATTTCCCTGTCCATCTTTTACCATTCTTACTAGAAGGAACATTCCCTGCTATAAAAATTTCATCTCCCATAGATTGTTATTTAGAACGGCATATCGTCAGCGTCTGTAATCTCTACAGTATTATTAGCTAGCCCCCACTGTTCCATCATTGTTTGGTATTTACTTCTATCCTCTTGTGATAGTTTTTTATTCATATCTGCATTATAAGCACATTTAGCTCCAGATTTATTACTCCATCTATATTTTACAGACTCTCTTATAGTAGGTTCTCCTGTGTCTTTATTTGTACCTACCCATTCTTCTGATATAAATGTAATCATCAAGTCTTTACCTATAGCTTCGTTCATAGCTTTAGAGTCATCAGAAAAATCTGTAACACCTGAGTTTACTAGAAAGTCCTTCATTTGTTTTTTCTTCCATTCTTGTGTAGATGGTTTGTCAGTGTTTTTTACTGCCCACATTTGTACTCTACCGTTCTTACCACTGCTTACTACGTTAAATGTAATAAATGGTGAGCCTTTGTAATTATCTAGTAAGTCTGATGTAGTTATACTTACAATTTTACATTGATGAGCTCCTGGTTTTAGGTATTCTTGTTTTCCTTCTGGTTTAGAAGACGTTGTGTTTAATTCAAATGGTAATACATTCATTTCTTTTTCTTTTTCTTTTTATTATTAAATTTTTTTAAATCTTCTTCGTGGAGTTTGTCTAATGTTTTAGTTAAAAACTCTCCAAGTTGGTCGTAAGTAATTGTACCTAAGTTTTGTTTCTGATTACTTAATGGTATATCTCTATCTTTATTTGCCATTCTTAATTTTCCAGTTGATATACTTAGTTAATGTTTCTCCATCAAATATAATTTTATCTTTCTCAGGAGCGTAAGGATATTGTCTACCTTTGTATTCTTTACTTTGTAAGGTTTGTATTGGTAATCTATATAAGAATCTACCTATACCCCACGATACACATGCACGTTTAAATGCATCTGAAGCGTGACCCTTTTGTTTTTCTACGTTAGACTCAGAACCAGTATCTGATTTCCATACCCAATTGTGTGTATTACTATCTGTTAGTACAGAATCAACTAGTATTCCTACTTTACAGAATAATAATCCACCCTCTTCATAAAACATACTTTGCCAGCTATCTGGACCTACTACTTCATCTAATAAGTCTTGACAGTCTCTAGCGTCTATGTAAGCAACGCAGGTAGACTTTCCATACTTAGATGACTGAACTCTCCATTTATATGGTAGTTCTTTTTTTAAATCTTCTAAATTCATTTTTGTTTTGTTTTCATTTTACTTAAATCTTCTTTTATTTTGTTATACCCTTTTAATGCTATTACGAATTTAACAAATCTTCTAATCAACACTGGCTTACCTTTTAAGATAAGTGTTATTGCTATTTCTTTAAATAATAAAGTTAGTACGTTACGAACCATCTGCTTGTCTATACCCAAGTCATGTGATATCTCGTCTACTATTTTTTTAAATCTTGTTTTTTCTTTTTTTATATCCTCCATTAAGCACTTATTTATTTAAGTGATTGGCAAATATATACATTAATTTTTTAATGACAAAACTTTGTTAATAAAATGTTTTATACCGTAATATGATACCACAGCTAAACAAATGTACCCCAGTATAGTAATGGATATATATATTAGTATCATCATTAACGCCGTTCCGAAAATTATTTTATTTGGTAATGTCATACGTTTTCAAATTTGGTTAAACTACTGTTAAATTTCAATGGTATTTCTCCAACACCTATATTTCTACCTTTAGCAAATATAATATTAGCCATACCTTTTGTGTTATTACCTTTATCATCGTGTTCTATACCATAATATTCTGGTCTGTGTATTAGTATTACAATGTCAGAAGCTTGTTCTATTTCGCCTGATTCTCTAAGGTCAGACAAAGTAGGTTTACCCATAGCTCTCATACCTACACCACGATTTAACTGCGATAAAGCTATAATAGTTATTTCTAGTTCTTTAGCTAGATTTTTAAGTGTTCTAGCTACTTTACTAACCTCTTGTTCTCTACTAGAGTTTTTACTGTTATGTGATACTAACTGTAAATAATCTACCAATACTAACTTAACCTGTTTTTTAGTAACATAATCTTTTATTCTATTTCTTAAATAGTTAAGAGATGTTATATTGCAATCGTCAATACTAATAGGTAGTTTTTCTAATTGTCCAACAGCTTGATTTACCCTTAGATATTCGTCTTTACCAAGAGTACCGTTAATGATATAACTGTTACTTACGCCTGACTCCATAGATATTAATCTTTTAAGTAGTTGGTTGCTACTCATTTCGTAAGAAAATATCACAGACGGAGTGTTAGAGTATTTGCATGCATTCAATAATATCGCAAGAGCAAAACTAGTTTTACCCATAGATGAAGCTCCACCTATGATTACTAAGTCTGTTTCTTGCCAGCCCCCTGTAAATTTATCAATCTTATCAAATCCTGTTGCAATACCTAACAAACCATCTGTTGACATTCTTTTGTTAATATCTTCTAGTGTATCTGATATTTGTTTTGAAATATTATCTAAATTCTCAACCTTAGAAACCCTTATACCAGACAATTCATTTTCTATAGAAGCTATAATATGATGTAGGTTTTCTCTGTTTTTTACACCGTTACTTATATTTTGAGATATAGATATTAGTTTATTTTTTTGAAAAACATTTTCTAATGTTTCTATACACGAAGTTGTTTTAGCTGGAGAGTGACCCTTCTCGATAATATCAGAAAGAGTTGACGCAGCTCCAGAAGTTTTATTTAACATACCTTGGTTAAGAGTAACTAAATCTATCGTTTTGTTTTCTGACTGATATTTTAACATCAATGAAAATATTGTTTTACTCATTGGATATTGAAACAATCCTGCGTGTATTTCTGTTGAGTATTTTTCTAGTAAATTAGGTTCAAGAATAATTTTTCCTAGTAGTATTTGTTCTATTTCTCTATCTTCCATATTTTAATTTTGAGAGGGTAAATATACCATAAAAAATTAAAAGGGGGTCAAAGACCCCCAAATAATTATGATAATACAGAGATGTGTTCCAGTAACTCATTAGGAGTTCCGTGAAAGATTTCTTTGTTTGGATAGATGTCATATACTGTTATTAGTATATCTTCTCCATCTTTTTCTATTTCATAAATATATTCTTCTCCACAGTCTTGAGCACTAGGATGCATACAGTATATGTTACCTGGACCATCTTTGAAATGAGCAAACATTTGAGCGGCTAAACAGTCTATACCATTAGCTATTTTTCTAGTTTCGTCCATTCTAATTCCATTAACAATAGTAAATTGACTTAAAAATTCTGCCAAGTCTTGTCCGTGTCCTTCTAAGTATCCATCCATTTGACGATACATAGTTGTAAATGGCTCTCTTCTTTTGTCTCCAAAATCATCTTCCCATTTTCTAATAACCCTTGTTAAACTTCTTGTTCCCATTTTATTTATTTATTTAATTATTAATTACCACCAAGAACTATAAACTACTTCATCTCCTTCTTCAATAGCTTGTTTAGCTTCTTTTATAAATTTCAAATCATCTTCTTTATAGTATTCTTCATACTCTTCGTAAGAATCATCTCCAAAGAAAAATCCCTCTGATTCAGGTAGTTCTTTGTTAAGAATATCTTTTTCTAAATTAGTTATGTCTTCTAATTCTAATATAACTTCTTCACAGTTAAATACTGATTCATTACCTGTTTTTTCTCTCCATAGTTGTTCCATCCAACCGTGAAGTCTATTGTGTTTTCTCCAATAGGCTAATTCATTACTTATCCTTGGAGCACGTCTTGATGCATACATGTCTAATCCCATATTATTTATTCTTTAATATTAATATTATTTTTTTAATTTCATCTATTTCGTCAGAACCAATTCTGTCACTCCATTCTAACATTCCTTCTAGCATATGAATAGCTATTTGTCTAGACTTTTTTTCAGTCCATTCATTTATTGTGTGTGATATATGTCTCATTATTGAAATTCATAATAATAACTTTTTATTCTTTCTATTATACCTCTACCGTTAGCCGTATGAAATCCATAACTATGTGTATATAAAGATGGTATAGGTGTATTTTCTACTAATAAATGGAATAAGTCCCACTCATTATCATGGTCCATATCTTCACGAGTTTGATTTACAGCTTCCGCCATAGCATATTCATCGTGTTTACATTCTCCATATGTTTCTTGTCTGTTGCTGTCATGATTAATTAATTTTATTTAAATATGAATATAATAAAGGTTTTTCTACCCATCCTGTTTCTGGTAGATATGATTTAATTGTATATTCAGAATAACTCACTGAGTTACCAAATCTGTTTTTTGTAGTTTTCATATGTGTATCTATATGATAACCATCGTTTCTTAAATTAAATATGATAGCTGATAATCTTGTAGCTCCATATTCTTTTATTGCTTCCCATGATGTTATACGATTGTATTCATTAAGATGCCATAAGACAGCTTCATGTTGGTTTTTTGGTGTATCTACTAATTTTGTCATATAATTATTTTTAGAATACTAAGGAGGCTGTTAATCTTACTTCACTTAGCTGACTGCGATATGAGTCATGCACCTCCATAATATTATTGATTAATATATTTAATTGCTTTATCTAAATCTTCAAACCTTTTATGTTTAGTAAATATATAAGGAATGAATTTCTTGTATACATAGAATATATCTTTCTCAGATTTTATGTAATACTTTGATTTAGTGATAGTTATGTCAACACTTAGAAAACACCTTAATACTCTTCTAATTACCCGCATTGACTAACCAGTTAAAAGTGTCATTACACATTTTTTGACCTGAGCCTGTGTATACAGATTCTTCTCTACCGTTTTCTCTATTAGGTATAGATTTATGGTGAGATGTATACATGGTTACACCATTAAACAATCCCCACTTGTTCATACCAAGTCTGTTTGTTTCTCTAGTGATAGAAGTACTTAGGTCATCTCTAATGTTCATTTTTCTTGTTGTATATTTATCTGCCCAACCATATTGTTTAGAGTCCATACCAGTAAGATAATCAATTAGTTGTATAGCTTGCTCTCCGTTTATAGGATTAAAACTCATTTCGTGTAATTGAGCTATACGTTCTTCTTGTCCATCAAAGTTAAGAATCTCTGGTAAGTTATTTACCTTGTCTTGGATAGATTGTTTATGAACATAACCTTTAAGTCCATTGTTACTCATCCAAGCAAATTGATTTGAACAATATACTACTTGATTCATAAATCCAAACTTTAAAGCTGATGTCCCATCATGAGAGTTGATAGCGTATACATATTGTTTGGTCTCTTGTCCACCTATATTTATCGTGTTGTCAGGCTTTTGCATTTGTACTAATATCTTTCTACCACCATTAATTGGTAGAGCTTTAGTAATTATTAAATCATTATTACCTGCAATTGATTGCATAGTATCTATGATTTTAGAGTTCTGTGTAGGAGTGTATCCTTCTTTAACAGTGGTGAATACTTCCCCAGTATCTTCACGAACTATACCATAGTAGTCTGTGTGATGTAAACCATTGTTAGCTTCAGGTGTACATTCTCCAGCGTACATTAACTTTTCTTTAGTTACATTCCAGTTAAGTCCGTTTTCATTAAGAATTTGTTCTGTTGATTTCATATTATTTATAATTTTTATTTACCCATATTAAAAAGTCTTCCATCATATTGTGTTCATCTAGGTATTCTAAACACATGGTTAATTCTACATCTTCTTCAGTGAAGTCTGGTTCATCTTCATCATGTTCTCTAGGGTCATCACAATTTTGATATGTAGATTTACTCCAGTCTTCGTAATTAAGATTCATCATGACTCTTAGCGTTTCCGTTCTCATCAAAGACATCCACATCCATCCCCAGACCAGCGGTTTG